AGTTCCGCAAACTCTTACAACAGCTGCTTCATCTGTATTGGGATCATTCTGTAAAATCCCGATTGAAACGGCAGTGGCAGTTGTAGCAAATGTTACAGCATCGGCAGCACTCATATAAACAATTCGGTATTGGTAATTTCGTAGATCAGCACCAGCTTTTAAAGTAATATCTAATACTCCAGTTTGTTGACTCATTTTTCAAGGTATAAATTATTTTGAAAGACCGACATATCTAACCCTTCCCTTTTCTCACTCAACTATTCTTGTTCTACTTGTTTAGCAAGATCTGGGTTTTCAGAAAAGACTTGTCCTAAAGCCTGTGAATAAGTGAGTTCTTTGTCTTTGCTCATCTTTTCATCAACTAAAAGTTGTGCTTTTTCTGAAGCCTTAACCGCTACACCAGAATCTTTACCTAACTCGGAGAACAATTTCCCCTTAGGAAAATCATTTAGAATCTCTTGAAATTCATTCCTTTGTTTCTCGCTTAAGGAAAGTAGAAAATCTACCACCTTGCCACGGGACTTTGGAAGAATTAAGCCAGATTCCTTTGATTCGTTAAAAGTAAATTTATCAACTATTGATTCAACTTCTTTCCTTCTTAAAATTGCCATTGCTTTAACTCCTTCTTTGGCATTACTCTCTAATACCCTAACAACTTTTTCACTCATTTGGATAATTTTATCACTACCCTCTTGCTTTTCTTTTTCTTTCTCTTCTGCTTCTTCCTTTTCCTTTGCTTCTGCTTCAGCTTTTTCTTTCGCTTCAGTTTCTTCTTTTTCTTTTGCCTCTGCCTTTGCTTTCTCGTCATCATCGCCTTCTTCTACTCCTTCTGCTAAAGCATCTTTGAATTTCTCTTTATCGTCATCACTGAGTTCGCTTTCGTTCTCTTTAACAAACTTTGTTTCTTCATCGGTTAATTCCGATGCTTCTTTTTTTAAGATTTCTTCTAAATTCATATCTTTTAATAATGTTTGCTCGGATAAAACAATTGCCTTTAATCCCTTAAAATAAGGACTATTGGTTAATGCCCCTCCAACCAAAACATTGTTATAAACTTTATGTGTTTCAGGGTCATCATAAGCAGTATAATATTCAGGACTAAAATACTTATAAGATTTTTCTTCTAAAAGTTTCCTTCCTTGCTTCGTCCATTCTACAACTGCCCATAGACCATCACGACCTTTATTAAGTAATTCCTTAAACCAACCGATAGCAGGAAGTTCCTTGCCAACGGAATGACCTTCGGTAATTGGTAAATCCCTCCTGACATCATCATTAAAATTATCTATAAACTCTCCAATTTCTTTTTCGCTTATTTTTATCTTTCCATAAATAGGATGTTTCCAGCTACCCAATTCTAATACTTGAATCTCCATAGTATCCTTTCCTTCAGCAAAAACCAAATCCTCTATTCTAATAGGATAAATAAATTTTGATATTTTTTTATTCATATTTATTTCAGTAGCCTTTTTCGCTACCCATTTATCTTTTACTTTTTCGTATTTATTTTTAACTGCAGCCCAAGCCACAGCATTTGCCTTCCCTTCGTCTTTGTATTGATCCAATGCAGAATTATAAGCACTAACCCAAATTTCAATAGCGTGGGCAGGAAGTTTCTTAATTGCATCTGGTGGATTTTGAATTGTATAAGGCATATTATTATATTTTAGTCCTTCCTGAAAACCTTGTCAAGTTATAATTTACCTTGACTCCTTAAAAAATCTGCTGCTGGTGAACTCTTCCTGATAATAGGATTTTTCGGAACTTTGAAAACATTTATAGTTTCAAAACTTTCTCTTAAAGAAATTGGTATACCACTAATAGCAGGTTTTTCTGTTTCCTCTTTCATAATCTCAACCCACATACCACGACAGCTTGAATGAATGCCATCATTACGAGTAAACGAATCATTCTTTCTAAATACTCTACCATCTATTGACATACAATAATTGCAAGTCACATTATCTAATAATTCACTTCTTTGTAAAGCATAAATATCATTTTCATAAGCCTTAAAAGTTGCTCGTCTTCCTTGATTGATTGCACCACTAACATTTATTGCTGGGGTATTAAACGCAATATTTTTTGCTTCCTTTCTAATTGACTTCGTAACCTTCCCAATTATATCTGTCATTGATCTATTTTGCTGAAGCCCCAAAAGTAAAGCTAACTTTCCTGCTTTTAGTAAACCATCTACCATCATAACTGTCAGACCATCAGCATTTTTTGACATATCTTGTAAAGAAATTGCTGGACTTGTAGGAGGAGTTTTTTTCATTTCGTGTGCTGCCATCATCTTGCCATATTCAAATAATTCTTTTATAGAATTAAATATCTCTTTCCTATACTCGCCCTGATATTTAACTGACATATTTTTTAATCTCTCTCTTTTCTCTGGACTACTTGCTGTTTCTAAAACTATTTGCATTTGCCTAATTAAATCATTGCTTGATTTTGATAAAATTTCTTTTAATTTTTTTCTTAAAATATCCTCTGCCTCGTCCATCTTTCTTTGAATATCCTTAAAGTTAATCTTCTGTTCTGCAAAAGTTAATTTTCTCCAACCAGAAAACTCACTCGCCTCTTGTTTTTCAGGTTTTAATTCTTTTTCTTTTGGTTCTTCTTTTGGCTTTTCCTCTACTTCTTCTTCCTCTGGCATTTCAGGTAAATCCATTAACTCTCTTATATAACCTTCTAATTTTTCATCAGAAGAAATTAAACCTGCTTGAGATAAACTTTGTAATGCTCTGGAAAGTTTATCATATTCAATAACTCCAATCTTTGAAAATTTTAATTCAGGATATTTAGCAACCGTATAATTCAAATCTACTAATTGTTTAATAGCATATTTATTTATAGCATCTTTAACCTGTCTTGCTACTGCCGTTAAATTATTATGAAAAGTTGTTGATTGGTCTGCGCTTAAAGCCCTTGAACCAGTATTACCTGCACCTAAATCAAGAAACTGAGCCAAGACACCAATTAAAATTTCACGATTATATCTTCTAATTGAAGAATCTGGATCTTTAACTGTCCCTGCCTTCATATCCTTAAATCCTACTTCCCAACCTTCTGGTTCAATTATATATGCTTGTTCATTTGCTCTAATATTTTTTAAAAGAGTTTCTGCTTTAGTCCTGTCTGCTGGAGTATAATTTTTTGGTAATTTTGCATACGGTATCCCAAGTCCTTGTCTTTCAAAAGCAATAGCATTTATTTTTTCTATATGTGATTTCATAAACCAAGAACGATAAGCATTTCTTAAAACAGAAACACCAAGCCAATTATCACCCTCTTTGTTATGAGTAAATACTAAAAGTTTTTCTATTGGAATTGAAATATTGCCACCGGTAGGTAAAGATTGAGTAACGCCATCTTCTCCTGCCTCTGTTTTCCATTTCAAAATTGTAGCAGGTAATCGTGGTGCAAACTTCCTCCAACCAATCATTTCTTTTCCCTCAAAATTTATACTTGCAAAAACCTTTTCAAAAACCATAAAGCCAAAAGGCAACATCAACAATGCTTGCCTTAAAAAGTCGTCCCAAGTAATTGTCATCTGATTAAATAAATTATCAGACACAAAATCGGCTATCTCTTTATCTTTTTCATCGTCTGACGCTGGTTCAATAAACCAATTCGCAGCACGGATAGGTAATTCACAGGCAAGTAAAGAAGCCTTAATTACTCCGTCTGATTTTCTCATCTTCTCATAAGTGACAATAGCATCAGTTCCTGATAGTTCAGGAACATAATCTTCATCAGTAATATAACCATTAAAAATTGATGTTCCTGATTGTCCCAATTCTTCCCCTTTTGTAATTGGATTTTTAAATCGTTTTAGTTCGTATCCAAATATTTTCATATATTATTTAGACCCTTTGTGTTATTTTAGTGTTTTTATAAAATGTTGTCAACCCCTAAAACTCTTTATTCATTAAACCAGCTGAATCAGGTTTGCCTCGTTCATCACTTACATCTGAAGTTTGTGCTGGAAATGGAGAAGGACTTGATCCTGTAAAAGTAAGCATTAAAGCATCAGCCGTATCAGGAGAATGTCCTATTCTTTTTTTCATTTCTTTTTTCGGCTCTATCTGTAATTGCCCTTTCTTTTCTGATTTCCAAATATACTTTATATTCGCTAACTCGTAAAAATCATCATCCTTTGATGGCAAATCAGCCGTCTTAATCCATTCTCTAATTGCCCAATAATTCTCGGCACGGATATTAGCATAATGTTCTTCATCTTCAGCAGTTGCCCCAACGATAACTCCATTAACATTATATTCTTTTTCTTGTAATCTATCAACCACTCCACCCCCTAATCCTGTGTCATCAATATCAACATCTTCTGCTTCTATATTTTCATCTTCTATTATTCTTAAAACTCTGGCAACGGTCTGCATTGTATTCTCCTTTTGATATTTTTCTTTTTTTAATATTTTATTTCCTTGACGGATAATAAGAACGGTATAGTCATCGCCATAACGAGCCACATCTACGCCTAATTTCTTTTTACCTATTGGCTCTTGCTCTCTCAAAAATGCTGCCTCTACGTGGTCAAGAGAAATTAACATATCACTTTCAGATCTTGGAAAATCTCCTTTTACTTTTACCAAATAAAGAGGACTATCCTTTCCATACTTTTCTACCATTTCAATAGGATACTTTGGTGACATCAATCCAGGGATAATAATTTTGTTCTCTATAATATTTGGAATATCAGTATCTTGAATATGTATT